GCAAAAGTCATAGATACAATCCAATACCCTGTTGTATTCTTCATATGTCAGTTTTTTATATGATTTATTTTCCATTTCTAAACACGTCCTCTACACTTTTAATCCATTTCTTGATGTTTGCTTTCTTTGATTTTTCAAACCATTTGGCCGTTGCTTTTGGATGCCGTGACTTGTCAAAGTTCATCCCTGTACCTTTATACACACGTTGCGCATAATCAGTATCGTAAATGACTTGTTTTTTCTCTTTGGCATTATCTCCAATATCAGGCGTTTCTCTCAAGTGGGTGTGATTCTCCAGATTAGAAAAAGGAACGTAAGGATCAGTATCTCTTATTACAGCATTCTTAAGAGTATGATAGGCTTTCTCCTTAGTCACTTCTAAATCCTTCCTTACTCGAGAAAAGTCAACATCAATAGAAATTTTCAAGAAGCATACACCTCAATAAACTGGATTTCTTTCGTTCCTGGCGGGCGATAACAGGCATATTTATTGATTGAATAGACATTTGTTGTCTTTTTCAATTCATCGTAGTCTGTTTCTTTTACTACATCCAAGACAAAATAATCTTCATTTCCAATCGTAAAAGTATTCTTTTTTGACTTGTAATCATGCTGATCAACAAATGTAAGCTCACCACAATCACTCAAATCAATCGTTAAAAGAACACTGTCCGCATCAGAAATCCCCTTGTTTGATTGTGTAATGCCATAGTTTTCATCAAATCCAACGTTTTCAAGAACGTATGGAATAAAAGTATCTTCATCAACTTTATGAATCAAAGTAACAGTAAAAGGTCTTAAAATACGAGGAGAGCTAATCATATCGTTTGGCCACTCTGCACATAAGACCTTTTCTTCTCAATTCACTTTTGATCATATAAGCTGAAACGGATGAGAAAGGAACACCATTGAATTTATTGCCCCTATCACCATAAGAGTAATTGAAACCATCTTTTGATACGCTTTGCAAGTCCAAATCGCTTGTACCGTTTAGAGCATTCAAACCACCATTTGCTTGAAGATAATCAATCTGATAGCATACTGCTCGTTTAAGCTCCAAACAGTAATAATCGATATTTTTTTCTAATGCCCATGGTGCAATGAATTGTTCAGCGTAACCCTTGAATAAATCAATTACAGGTTCAACAAGGTCCTCAAAGTCAGGTTGACATATTTTTCCTTTGAATGTATCTACGTAATATTCATACGAAACCTTCATACTATTCTTCTGCTGTATCTTTCTTAGCTTTAGATGCTTTTGCTGGAGTTTTAGCATTTGCTTCTAATTCTTCAACTTTTGTTGTTAAATCAGCGTTTTGTGCTACTAATTCAACGATTCTTGCATCTTTTTCTTTAATTTGTGCTTTTAAAGATGAATATTCTCTTTTAAA